ACTGACGGCCTGCGTGGTATTGGCTACCGGGCAACCTTACGAACAAGAAATCCGCGCCAAGGCGAATGCCCGCGCGAATGCGAAAGGATGGCATAAATGAAAGGACAACTAAAATGAAAGAGAACGTTTTGACATTGAGTGAACAAGTCACTCACATTCCAACTAAAGTGGAAATTCAAGAAGCAGCCACGACGATGGTTGCGAGAGTAACCGAAGGTTATATGAACCCGCTCCTTGCGCTCGGCCAACTGACGGCATTGGAGGAGATGATCAAGATCGCCAAAGGAAGCATAACGGAAGCAGCGCTTGCCGAGGCAGAGAGATACGAGCAGAAGAACATTGCGGCTTACAATTGCGATTTTCAAATTAAAGAAGCCGGAGTAAAGTACGACTACTCGGGGAACGAGCATTGGTGCCATCTAAAGGAGGCGGTCGATATTGCGACTGCTGAACTTAAAGGCCATGAGGCGACATTGAAGGCATTGAAGCAATGCGCCAAATCTTCAACGACAATCGTGCAGGTGACTTTGAGAAAGCAATGAAAGCGATGCAGTTCATAAAGTCCAAGGGAGCCGTGGAAAACGAAATCGGTGTTGTCAGCCAAGTACGCATGTGGCTTGGCGACATCACCAACGGCGAGTACATGCTCACCTTGGAGCGCGCGAAAAAGCCGCGCAGCAACGAGCAGAATAAACTCATGTGGGTGTGGTTTAACTGCATTGCGCAGAGTTGGTCGGAAGCCACCGGAGCCGGGTTCACGGCGCAAGACGTACACGATGCCTTCTGCATCACCCTGCTGCCGAAGACACTGCCGAACGGCACCCGCATTCCCGGCAGCACCAAACTGCTGACCACGGATCAAATGACGGAGTTCCTTAACAAGGTGCAGGCCGAGGCGGCAACCGAGTACGGAATAACCCTATTAAGTGCCAACGACCCCATGTACGACTTGTGGGCACGGCAATATACAACGTATTATTAACAATCAAAATTTTAACAACAATGGCAATGAAATTTGTGGGCAGTTTATGCCTATCGGACATTCCGAAAGAACTAATCAAGGTAGTAAAGTGCAAGGACGGAGTTGAGCGAGCATTCCTTAACATTTCCATCCACGAACTTAAGGAACCCCGCGTTGACGAAAGCGGCAAGGTAACAAGCGACCACTTCGTTAGTTGCGCCCCGCGCAAGGAGGAACGCGACGAGAAGAAGAACTACATCTTCGGATCGCTCCGCAAGTGGAACGAGCAGGCCAACAGCGCTATGCCGAGCCAAGAGGACATCAACAACGCACCTTCCTACGTGGACGGGCAAAACACCGGACTTCCATTCTAAAGCCAAATGAATAGCAAGGATACCTACATATCGTTCTTACCTCACAAGGCTATCCGCGTGCTTGGTGCCGACAAGGCTATCCTTGCGAAAACCATTTGTGAGATGTGCGAATCTTCCGAAAGTGGCAGTTGCGAAATCTCCCAAGAGTATCTCATCGAGATAACCGGGTATGAAAAACGCAGCCTGCAAAACTACTTAAAACACCTCCGGTTCATGGGGATCATATCCTCCACCGGGGGTGTCGGAAGAGGGCACAATGCTATATTCGTAAAAGGCGAAAATTATGACACCTTTTTTGCAATAAATGACGAAAAAAATGTACCCTTTTATGACCAAGAAAAGGCGAAAAAAAATGCAAGAAAAGGCGAAAATTTTGCGCATTACTATAATATAAGCAATAATATAAGCAGCAATGCGCCCGCGCAGGCGCGCGAGGCGATTGCTAAAGATGCTGCTGCCGATGGCGACCTAAAAAAGGGGTCGCCCCGGCAGGGAGAGGATAAAAAAGAGTGCAAAGAAAAACCCACAAAAGAAAGCGAGAAAATGATACAGCAACAATTCGAGGAATTTTGGAGACTATTCCAACCTAAAGACGAGTACCAAAATCGCAAGAACCGCTGCGAGGGCGTTTGGTCGAACTACTCCCCGGAATGGCGCGAATCGATTTTGAAGGAATTGAGCGCCGGGAAGAAGCACCGCGACAACCCGCTGCACTACTTGCAGTACTACACCCCTGCCGACGTAACCCCCGAAATATCAATCTTCCGGAATCACGAGGCTGCGTTGGGCGACGCGATTAGGGAAGCCTACAAGGGCGGTCGAGCATTGGCATTCGTAAAAGGCGAAGGCCTGCACATACAAGACAACTTCGTGTACGTGTACCTAACGGACGCGATTGCGCAGGGATTGGAAATTATACGAACCATCCCGGCGGCAGCAATAAACCAAGTAACTAACCAATAAAAAGCAGACAAAATGACAGCAGAACAATTAGCAACGAGGTCGGCACTAATAGCAGATGCTATTGTAGGAGCAGACGAAATGACTGCGATAGAGATCTTAGGCGAAGGATTAAACATCGCACTAAAAAGCGAAAGATGCCAATTCGCTCCATTAATCCCGATTTGGTATATCGCCAAACTCGTCAGCGGCATGAATGGCGAGAAGGGAATTGTCAAGATTAACAAGGACGGCTCGGTATCATTCGAAATCCAAGCCGGACGCGAAAAGAAAATGTCAATATAACTAACCCCAAAAACTAAAAGATTATGATTCTCAACGAAGTGAAAATCAACTACACCCGCCAAAACGGCGGTGACGAACCCGCCAAGGTACGCGAGACCTACCTTGTGCAAAGTGTGAACTGCTCCGAGGCCGAAGCCAAGGCCATCGAGGAAATCAAGCCGTTTGTGTTCGGTGGCGAAATAGACACCCCGCAGATCCGCAAGCGCTCCATCTTCGACATCTTCCCGGCAGAGAAATCGTCCGGCAACGAGCAATGGTTCGAGGCCAAGGTGGAGATGATCGTGGTTGACGGCGACCGCGAGATCCGCAAGGGTGTGACTATCCTTGTCGAGGAGGGCAGCATAGAGGACGCGCTCGATAATTTGAAGTACGGCTTCCTTAAAGAGTACGACTGCGAGGTTATCAGCATTAAGAAGTCGCCCATCCTCGCCATCATCATGTAAAAGGCCACCGCCGCAAGGTGCTGCCGGGTCACTCCGGCACACCAAGCGGCAGCGCCGGATTAGTACCCCGCTTTTGCTATGCTACATGTAGCAATAGTGACTAATATCGACTTATTATCCCATATAACTTGCACGTTCCGAATAGTAGTGTTACCTTTGCAGCAACAAAACGAAAACAACTGATTATCAACCCTTTAAATAGCAAAGATTATGAAAACTTACAAGACAATCATTCCAAAGGCTAACTACTGCGACGAAATGGCAAACGGCGGTTGCTGCCTTTGCGGAAGACAACTCAAGAACGAGTATGAGTACATGCTACACATGATGCCGGACGGAACCTTTGTAGACGACAAGGACGACCCGATCACCGAAATCGACGAATGCGCAGAATTGGGATATTGGGGAGTTGGAGCAGACTGCTACCGGAAACTCATGCGGAGCGGCAAGGACGAGACCAAGGACGAGATATTGGCAAGACAATAAGTACTAACCCGGCACGGGGCGCAAGCCCCGGCCACAAAACGAAAAGACTATGTTTGAGAAGTTTAACATCAATCCCAAGGGGCGCAAAACGGGCGACTGCACCACGCGCGCCATCGCAACAGCCGCAGGCATAACATGGAAGGAAGCGCTGCGGATGCAGTACGAAACCGCGCTCTACTCCGGCTACTCGGTAGGCAGCACGGAGAACACCGACCGGGTGCTACAGCAACTCGCATTCATTCCCTGCAAGGTAGCGCCCGCACGCGGCGAGAAAAGGCCAACCGTACACGAATTGGCCGAGCGCCACAACAAGAACGCGTTGGTGATCTCGGTCGCCGGGCACCTCACCTGCGCCATCGACGGCACCTACTTCGACCTTTGGGATTGCGGCAACAAAAGCGTTTACAAATTTTGGATTAAATAGAAAGGAACACCATCATGGCAAAAATCATTGTATTGGCCTTTGCGGCCATCGTGCTTGCAGCACTTTTCCTCTTTTGCGCACTCACCCACGAGGATCCTACGTTTTGGCTGCCGGAAGATAAGGCAAACGAGTTGCAGAAGCGCTTGAGCGCTTTCCAAGACAAAGATGTCAACCTTGACGGGGAGGAATAATGCCACGCAAGATTGAAAAACAAACGGATCGTTGTTGGAACTGCGCTTTCGCGGAGTACTACGACGTGCAATGGAACCGGACTCCGGCGGGGGTGCCAATCACGAAGCACTGCCACCGGGATCCGGCTTTCGTCAAGCGCGGAATCATGGAACGCGACCCCGCCTGCGAGTACTACAAATGCAAAAAATCGTGAAAAACAACGAAAAATTCACTTTTTTTGAATAAAATTCGAAAAATTATTTGCGAGTTCAAAATAAAAGTATTATCTTTGCAGCCGAGAAAAACAAAAAAAACTATGGCAACTCCAACATCGCAAGACAAACTCGTCGAGCAGAAAGTAAGAAGTGCCCGGGTGAGCCTTACGGCCGCAAAGGATAGCCTTGCGGAAATTTACTCGGGCAACAATAGAAAGGTTCTCGAGGCAAGTGTCTATGGCAATTTCCACAACAAGAAGGGGCTCAACGATTGTATGAACCTTATTGTTGATGCGTTGATGAAGATCAACCACCTTCAAGGTATCTAACAAATAACATCAAAACTCATATAACTATGGCAACGATGACAACGGAAGACCGCAAGGTCGAGCAAGATCTCAAGATTGCAAAGGAGCATATCGCGCGCGCCTATAGAGTAACAAATGCTCTCTTTCTAAATAGACGGACATGGTCGAACTCGAAGTTCGCGAACGGATTCAACGAACTCGAAGAGATTGTCTCTCATTTGGACAAAGCACAACGCGAAATCAACGTTTTAGTATAACAACCCACAAAAGACTATGTTCGAGAAAGTAAACACACCGGAAGATGCACGTTGGAAACCAATAGATGGATACAACGGGTACTTGGTGAGCGAAGATGGCCGCGTGTGGAGTTTTAATAGAGGAATTGAACTCTTGCAAGAGGAAAAGAAAGGTTATCTATTTGTTTACTTGTATAACGGAAAGGGGAGAAGATTTTTTGCAGTCCACCGACTCGTTGCGCAGGCGTTTATTCCGAACCCGGAAAACCTACCGCAAGTAAATCACAAGGATGAGAACACCAAAAACAATGCCGCGTGGAACCTCGAATGGTGTACGGCAAAGTACAATTCCAATTACGGATCTCATCCTAAAAAGATGAGCGAATCGGCAAAAGGAGCGAATAATCCATTCTTTGGCAAAAAACACTCGGAGTCCGGAAAAGCAAAAATGCGCGCTGCAAAAATAGGAAGGCCGTCAAATCAGCGCAAACCGATAGTCGCAAACGGAGTAGAGTACCCCTCGATGACTGAATGTGCAAAGGCGTATGGAATTAGTCTAACGCAACTGCACAACATTAAAAACGGAAAACGTAAAAACAATATTAACATAAAATTTGAATAGACTATGTTCGAGAAAGTCTCACCTTCGCACCCTGACAAGATCGCAGACCGCATTGCAGGCGCGCTTGTCGACCTCGCATACAAGAAGAACGACACACCCAAGGTGGCAGTCGAAGTATTAATCGGCCACGGCCTTTGCACCATCATTGCAGAGACGAGTGTGGACTACACCGAGCAGGAGGTGTGCGATATCGTTCACCGCATTGCAGGCGCGCAAGAGGTCAAGTTCATCTGCGTGAAGCAAGACATCCACTTGGCCAAGAACCAACACGGAGCCATTCGCTGTGGCGACAACGGCATCTTCAAAGGCTCGCCATTGAGCGCAGAGCAGCGCAGCCTTGGACACATCGCGCGCAAACTCTATGAGAAGTTCCCGACGGACGGAAAGTTCATCGCGCACAACGGCGGCATCATCGTCTGCCAATCGCACGCGAAGAAGCGCGACATTGAGAAGTTCCTCAAGGACGAGCAGATTAGACCGATTGCCATCAACCCTCTCGGTGAGTGGGACGGCGGCTGCAACGTGGACTCCGGCGCAACCAACCGCAAACTTGGCAGCGACATGGCCGACGGAGTGACCGGAGGTGGACTCCACGGCAAAGACCTCTCAAAGGCTGACGTGTCCGTTAACATCTTCTGCCACCTCATGGCACAAGAGACCAACCGCGAGTTCAAGGCCTGCTGCGCAATCGGCGACGAACGTGTCGCAGGCATACCTTACGCGGAGATCGTCAAGACCGCAAAGGAGTACATCGACAAAATCGGTGGATTCGAGAAGTTCGCGGAGTGGGGATTGGTATAACAAACAATCGGGTAGAAAGGACGCATGGAAGGCGCGTCGACGTGGTCTCATGGTCTGCCACGCAAGGCACCCTCGGTGGTTCGATTCCACCGCTACCCCCTAACAACAATTGCTTTAGTCCCATAGTAGAATTAAGTAGTAGAGTTGTTTTTTCGATTAGATTAGACACCGCTCCGGTATCGTCGGGAGATAAGGCCGGAGCAACATCGCGGGATGGAGAAGTGGTATCTCACTTGGCTCATATCCAAGAGGTCGGCGGTTCAATCCCGTCTCCCGCAACTAAACAATAAAACCAAACGAACATGGCAAGTTACGTATTTGAAACAGCGCTATTGGATAAAGCAATATCCGGCATCCGCTCACTTAAGTTGGCGGAACTGAAAGCGCGCAAGGAGGTGAGTTGGTGGCTCGACAAACGCCACAACAGCGCAGTCGTCGCAGACTACCGAACACTCGGCAGCCGTGGCGCAAACATAACCATCGACCTCGACCTCGAAACGGCAGACGGATACTCCGATAAGAAGAACATCGGAAACGAGACCGCCGGGACCGGAACCGCAACAGCCAACAGCGAAGAGAAAGCCTTCGACCGCGTAAAGCAATCCGCATTGCGCCGTTTGGAAGTGCTAAAGGTAAGAGGAACAATCTAACCAAACCAAAAACAAAAGACTATGGCACAAGAATTATGGCAATTAGCAAAGCCGTTCGGTCGCCCGGCGATGTTCAAGTCCGCAGAGGAATTGTGGGCGGCTTTTGAACGTTATATCGAATGGTCCGTCAACAACCCAATGACGATACAAGACACCAAGCGGCAGACCGCGAGAGGTGCGGCAGGGGAGAAAACGCAGTACAAGCAAACAATCGCCCGCCCGCTTTCCATCACCGCCTTCTGCCTGCACGCGGGAATCAAACGCGAGTGGTACGCGTTCAAGAACGACTACTCCGCTAAAAGCGAGGATTTTTGTCGGGTCATCATCGCGATAGAGAAATCCATTCGCCAACAGCAGGTCGACAACGCGATGGTTGGCAACTACAAGGAGAATCTCGTCGCACGATTGAATAACATCGCGGACACCATCGAGAACAAGGTGACCGCACAAGCGAGTGTCAAGGGCATGTCGGTGTCCGAGGCACAAGCGTTCCTTGATAAACTGAACGAGGAGATATGACACCGCAAGAAGTAATACGTGCCAAGTGTATCGCTGATACTCTATGGGCGACGCGATACTTCTTCAAAAACCAATGGGGGCGCAAGTTCAATGTGGGCAACCACCACCGCCTTATTGCGGAGAAACTTGACCGCGTTTTCCGTGGCGAATGCACCCGGCTGATAATCAACCTGCCGCCGCGCTACTCCAAGACGGAAATGCTCAAGACCTTTGTGAAGAAGGGATTTGCAATCAACCCGCAGTCCAAGTACCTCATGCTTTCCTACTCGGCGAACCTCGCGCTTGATAACTCGCAGGACATCCGCGATGCCATCAACAGCGCTTGGTATCATGAACTCTTCCCGTGGGTGGAGATAAACAAGGACAGCAAGGCAAAGCAAACGTGGAAGACCACGGCAGGCGGCGGTTTGTACGCAGTCTCGTCCGACGGCCAAGTCACCGGATTCGGTGCCGGATTGGTCAAAGAGGACAAAGGCGACGGACTTGACGATTTCTCCATTGAGAGCAAAGAGGGTGTGTGGGGCGGTGCAATCATCATCGACGACCCGCTCAAACCACTCGACGCGGACTCGGCGGTGAAGCGCGAAAAGGTGAACTACCAATTCGACAACACCATCCGCTCCCGTGTCAACGACCGCAGCACGCCGATCATCATCATCATGCAGCGCCTGCACCCGCAGGACCTTTGCGGTCACCTCCTCGATATAGAGCCGGACGAATGGGAGGTGCTATCCTTGCCTGCCTTGTCAGTCGATAGCGACGGCAACGAGGTGGCACTCTACCCATTCAAGCATACGGTCGAGGAACTGCACAAACTGCGCGACGCGAACCGCTTCGTTTTCGAAACGCAGTATCAGCAGAACCCGAAAGCGCTCAACGAGAGCCTTTGGCTGTTCGCCTTCGACCGCGACAAGCACACCGGACATGTGGAGTACGATCCAAACCAACCGCTTGTGATGTCGTGGGACTTCAATAGAAACCCGATGACATGCACGTTGTTCCAACACGTGGACAACCAAGTGCGCGGGATTGAGTGCTTCCGCATAGAGAACGCCACCACGCGAATGGTCTGCCAAGAGATACACCGCTCTTACCCGGACGCGTTTTGGCTCGTCACCGGAGACTGCGCGGGCAAGAACGCAACCACGTTGTCGCTGCTCAACAACTACGACGTGATAAAGGCTTACTTCAATTTGAGCAAGAGCCAAATGCAGTACTCCGGCAATAACCCAAGGCTATCCGACAGCCGTTACTTCATGAACGCGCTGTTTGAGCAATACGACATCGTCTTTGACAAGGAGAAATGCAAACACGCGATCTTCGACTTCGAGAACGTCAAGGCCGACGACGAAAACAAACCCGTGAAGACCTCCCGCGATAATGTAGCGCAGCAGGCGGACTTCCTTGATAACGTGCGCTACTATTTCCATCGGTACTTCCGTGAGTTGGTACCGCAAGAATGACAACATGCTAACACGCATCTTCATATTATCACTCGTTATCACCGCCGTTCACGTCACTACGTGGGACGGCATGATCTTCCATCGCCCGGCAGAGTGGCTCGGCAACGCACTTGATTGTTTGCATATTGGTATACTCCGCAAGCCGTTGTACGAATGCCTCATCTGCATGGGTGGTGTGTGGAGCCTCGTCCTCGACCCGCTTCTTTTCGGAGGTTGGTCGTGGATCGTCCTTGTTGACATGTTGTGCGTGATTGGACTGAACACATTAATCTCGGCAGCCATCTGCCGTTTAAACGAATGATAGAGCAAGCAGAACAACTCGGTTTCAAGTATAGCCGCAAAGGCTGTCCTTGCAGCGGAACGCCCCTCATCTACACGACGAAGAAGGACGGCACGTTGTACACGTTGACCATTTGGGAGCGCCGGAACGTTTGGCAACTCAAAAGCAAAGGCTATCTGCTCGCAACGGGCAAGGCCGAGAATCTAACCGACAAAATTAAATCGTTATGGGATTTATAAAAGACCTCGCAGAAGTGTGGCGCGTCGAATTGGACAAGCGCCGCAAACAACAAGAAAAGTACCGCATTGAGTACGCGTTCACGTGCGGCGGCACCAAGTACTACCGCTACGCAGACATCACCAACTTGCCGTATGAGCGCGGCTTCATGGCGCTCGAGGTATACAACGAGTTGGAAATGCGCTGCGAAAAGAAGTTCCTTGTGTACTACGCAGACACGATGGACAAGATCCTGCACACGAACCCTATCGACGTGTTCAAGATCGAGAAACTGAACTCGCTACTCAAGCAGCGCCTGCAACTGCCCACGCACGTGGACTTGATGTACAAACTCGCCTCGGTGGTCTTCTTTGACAAGACCGAGAACCCGGCAGTCTACGAACCCGCGTATGCGGAAAAGAAAATCGCCAAGTGGAGAAAGGATAAGAAGGTGACCGATTTTTTTTCGCAGAAGCCGTTGAGGGAGTTGCTTCCATCCTCCGAGAGTGCCGATATCGATTTAGACATCTATTCGCAAATGCAGTCGGAACTCGACAAGATACACTCGGAGTGTCTCCGTATAGCGAACTCGGCAAACAAATAGACGAATTCGAAAAGTGGAAAGACATCGTTGCAGAGGGCAACACGGCCAACCTCGAGAACATGACGTTCTTGGAGTTCATGGCAAAACTCGACCGTTTCATTGAGAAATACGAAAACGAGGCGAAAGCCGCAAAGGAACGCGCGGAAGCGCTAAAAAACAAGCACTATGGATAACAACATTCTCATAAAGATTACGTCGGATGTCGACTTGACGACTGCGAATGTCGCGTTGGAGGAAACCTCGAAGTTGAGCGAGAAGATTGGCGAGGAAATCGATGAGTTGCGTAAAAAGTTCCGTGAAGCCAAGGCGAGTATTATCAACGATGTCAAGGCCGGGAGGGTTGCCGCAGAGGAAGCAGCCAAGCAGATAGCCGAGTTGACCGGGAACTACATCAAGGAACGCAACGAGTTAGAAAAGGAGCAGAAGGCAGAAGCCAAAACAATAGAAGCACTCAAAAAGTCAATCAAGACGTACCAAGCCTTCAACGGAGAGGGCGGCAAGATGGTCCAACAACTCCGTGCAATGCGCGAAGCCTTGCAGGAGATGGAAGATGCCGGGGAGTTCGGTTCGCAGGCATTTATTGAACTCTCGATACAAGCCGCAAGGCTCCAAGACCAAATGGGCGACACGCAGGAGATGATCCGTGCGATGGCGAGCGACACGCGCGTTCTTGATACGGCCATGTCACTCGGCCAAGGTCTCGCGGGGTCGTTCTATGTCGCCACATCCGCAGCCGAGGTGCTTGATGATAACATGGAAGGCCTGCAGCAGGCATTCTATAAAGTACAAGCGATGATGTCCATCGTTTCCGGTGCGCAGCAAGTATACGATAGTATTTTGAAGAAGCAGAGTACACCCGCTCTGCTTCTCAACCGCGCCGCAACCGAACTGAAAAACAAGGTGGAGGCGAAAAACGTAGTGCTGCAGGGCGCGCTTGCTACTACCACCAAGGCCGGAGCCGTGGCAGACGGAGTGAAAACCGGATCCACAAAGATTCTCACCAAAGCGCAACTCGGATTAAATAAGGCCATCTTGGCCAACCCGATGGTGTTGGTGATAACTGCTGCTATCGCGGTTATAACTGCTGCCGTTGTCGCGTGGGTGAAGTTGTCGAAGGTATTCGACGATTCGAAAGAGCGCGCCAAGGCCATGAATGCCGAACTCGAGCGCTCAAACAAACTGCTCAACCAACTGCAGAAGGACACCGATTGGGAAATCGAGATCATGCAGGCCGAAGGCAAGACGGAGGAAGAGGTGCTGAAGAAGAAGCGCGAATCCAACGACCAACGTGTCAAGTTGGCCGAGGAAGCCTACGACCGCATGCAAGAGGAATACAAGAACGCCAAGAAGCATACCGACGACATGAAGCAGGCGCTCGAGGAAGCCAAAAACAACCTGCAGGCTGCTTACGACGAGCAGGGCGCACTCACCACGGAGGCTGTTGTTCTCCAAAAGCGCCGGGAGAAAGAGCGCACGGACGCGATTAAGGACGCGGCCAAAGAGCGCAGGGAGCAGATAAAGGACGCGGAGAAACAACTGCAAGACGCGATCATTGACAACATGGCCGAGGGCCTTGATAAGCAAATAAAGCAAATCAACCTCAACTACGACCGCCGTATTGCGGAGATAAAGGGTAACTCCAAGGCCGAGGTGGAACTCCGCAAGGAACTCGAGAAAGCGCGCGAAAAGGAACTCGAGAACGCACGCAAGGAAGCAGCCAATGCCGAACTTGCTCAACTCGACGAACTCGCCCGTTCGCGCAAAGAACGCGAGGTCAAGTTGGCCGAGCAGCAAACGCAGACCCTGCGTGGTGACGAGGGAATTGAGTACCAAAAAGAGGTGTGGGCGAATTACTACGAGGTTCGTGCGCAGCAGATAGAGGACAATGCCAACCGGGAAGCGGAGGAAATCCGTCGCACCGAGAAGAATGCGGAGGTGGCAGCCGAGAAGATAAAGACCATCTATGCGAATATGAACGCAGACCTCAACGCGAATAGCGCCGAGGCACGCGAGAAGGACTTGGAGATTGATTCCCAATACCTCACCGACCTCGAAATAGCGGTGGCGCAGGCCGAGGACAAGTTGAGCCGGGCGCAGACATCCGGCGACAAGTTGGATGCACTCCGCGAACACTACGACGCGCAGATGGCGCTCTATGACGAGCAGGAGAAGGAGTTGCAGGCCAAGTACGCAGCCGGATTGATTTCCTACCAAGAGTTCAAGCAGCAGGAGTGGGAGATAACCAAGGCCACAACCGACGCGGAGGTGCAATACCAAACGGAAGCCATGCAGGCCATTGCCGAAGGCTTCGAAACGGCACTCGGTTACATGCAGCAGACGAGCGACCTTGTGTTCGAGGCGCTCAACAACAACGTGCAGGCCGAACTCGATGCGCTTGACCAAATGTACACCACGGACTTTGAGGAAGCGCAAAAGAACGCCAACAAGAAGTACATAACCGAGAAGGAGTACGAAAAGAAGAAGGCCGAACTCGAACTCAAGCAGGCCAAGTACCAAAAGGCGCAGGCGCTCATCAACGCGGGTATCAACACCGCCACGGCTATCGTGACGACCCTCGCCCAACTCGGTGCAACTCCGTGGGGTATAGCCGCAGCGGCTCTCGCGGGTATCATGGGAGCCGTGCAGATTGGCATCATCGCTTCCAAACCTCTCGCGCAGTATGCCAAGGGACGTAAGGGCGGCGAAGGCGAGTACGCACTCGTCGGTGAGAAGGGACCGGAAATCATGTACGTGCCGAAGGGCGCAAGCATTATCCCAAATAACAAGATTGACCGCCCGGAAACGTGGCCGCAGTACGGAGTGCCGCAACTGCCGCACGCCAACCCGGAGGTTTTGCACTACGCGGCCGAGCAGACCGCAGCCGGGTTCTCTATCGACTACACCCGTTTGGGCGCAGCAGTGGCCGCCGCAATGCCCGCACAGCGCAACGTGACTGTCAACGTCGACCGCAGCGGTGTCCACGTTAACAACGGCGGCGAAAATCACACATACCTCAACACTAAATACAACGGAACATGGAATTGACGCATAAGTTATATAAAAAAAAGAGCGAGAGTGTCACCCTCCGAACGAATAGATTGCACCTTGGAGAAAATGATGGCATTCTCAATGACGATGATAATGGGTATGTCGTTTCGGATCCTATCGAGTTGTCGGCAGGGCAAAGCGCAATACTAAAGGCAAACATCAGTAATATCGGTCGCGTTCACAGTCCGCTGTATTATTGGCAGGCCATCTATTTGTGTGATAGCACTTTTGAGGTTGGCGAGCATTGCACGTTAGCAGTCAAAACGCAGATAAACGGCGCGGAGATAAAGTACACGGCAGAGAGCGACTGCATTCTCATTGTGGTCTCGAACTATTGGAACGGAGTCAACTTGGCTTCCTTGAGAATTGAAGATTACGATCAATACGACATAGACGAGCCTATTGGATTTGACGGATTGCGAATGCACATTGAGCGCAACGACTATCACGGGATGGGTGCCGAGGTTTCACTTGATTCGCTTGAGTTCTATGGGATCGCCTACAACGTAATAAAACAATCCTACGAATCGAATATAGACCAAGAGTTGCTCTATAGAATACTTGACGAATCCGGAAATGCCATCTACTCCGGAAGCATTGACCTTACTACGTGTAATTTCAACGCCAATGAGTACGCAAGTGTAAAAGCGAAGATTGGAGAAATCGGAGTCTGCACAATTTTTAACAACCGGACAAGTACGGAGATTGACGTGAATAAATCGGATTCGGTTGGAGGTGTCGCATTTGATACCCCGGATTGGTTGAGCATGGTGATTCCAATGAGGCACCTTTTGTACACGAACAAGTCAAGACAAACTACTGTAGAAACAATTGACTTTGCAGGAGGAGGCCCCGGAACATATAGCGGAGGCATTCAAATCAGTCCTTCCTTCAAATACGTATTTCTACCAATTGGGAATAGCACTATTAACGAGTACGGCACATTCGCCCAAGTTTCGCCATATGTAGTAAGTGACATTGAAAGTATTGCTCCGCAGTACTACGCAGACGAAGATCACGCAGCGAAGTACGGAAATGATACAATTGTAAATATCGACATTAAATTTTCTGCAGAGGCATACGTGATGGCATTCTCAACACCCGGCGAAAGCGTAAATTTAACGTACAAGTTGGTAGCAGTTGATGGAGACGGACACAGCATAGAGGGTGAAGAAATAAGCAAAACTTACTTCAAGGAACAATGGCTTGATTTTGACTGCAAACTCAAAGGCTCTCTCCCCGCAGGCGGTAATATTAAGTTCTACTTGCAGATTGACGCTAATTTTGTAGTCGCATTTAAACTAAAACTTTTCACTGACACCTATTCGAGTTTCCTTCTCTACGATAACCTTGCAGAAGTCCAAACAAAAGCGGATATGATCCTTGTACATGACGCTCTAAACGTTGTCTCGCATGCAATTACTGATGGCAAAATGGCAGTCAAGAGCGAGTGGTATCGTACTCCGGAAAGCAAGTGGAATCCCGGAAGTGTTGGTGGCGGAGCCTGCAAGGCGCTGACGAACGGCTACCACATCCGTGGCTTATTCACGAACGGGGAGTACGAACGAAATATGCCTCTTTCGTTTAAGTCACTCATCGAGAGCCTTGACGCGATGGACTGCATAGGTTGGGGATTCTCCACGGAGTTGGAAAACAACGTCCCCGTAACCTGCATTCGCGTTGAGAGGTGGGATTGGTTCTACAAGGATTCAACCATTCTAACCTTGACCGATGTGGCAGAGGTGAACACTGACATCTACACCGACCGCATTCCAACCGAACTGAAAATCGGCTACAAGAAGTACGCGACGCAAGAGCAATACAACTCAATCGACAGCCCTCACGGCACTCGCACGTTCACAAGCGGCATAATGGCGTTATCCAAGACCATCACAAAGGAAAGTGACTTCATTGCAGACAATTATGCCATTGAGGAAATTCGACGCGCCAAATCGCAAGTTAACGAGACCGAGGAAACAACCTACGATGAGAACATCTTTGTTTTCGAGTTGTTGAGGGCGTTGGATAATCCGCAGTACGAAGTCGGACACACAGCATACGACGCGACGAATGTAGGCTGCGCTGACGAGTTTATCAACGCAAAACTGACACCGCGTCACATGGCAGCGCGTTGGAGGCCGTTCTTGTTCTCGACAAACAACACGACACCTTTCCGATTCACTTCGGGCGAGATTAATTATAAGTCGAGTTTTTCAGTTTACTCGCAGTATGCATATGGCAAGGTAGGCCTCGCTCAATACGACGGGACTTCCGGAATGGCCGAAAACAAAGATATCGACTACATCCACGCGAAATTCCAAGCGGAGAAGATTACGTTCTCTTGCCCGATTTCAGTTGAGCAGTACAAGGCCATCAAAGCCAACCCCTACGGCCTTGTGTCGGTCAACGGAATACTCGGATGGATCATGGATTTCAAGTACAAGTTTGAGGACGGCATGGCCGACTTCACCCTGCTTGCTAAATATGTACCACAAAATAACTAACCACTATGTACGAAAACCAAATTATACAATTCTTCCCGGACTTGGCCACGGCCAAGAAGCAACCAATCTTTCCGGTGCAGTTGGACGCGGACGATATCAACAAGTGCGTGGCGGTGTTCGCGCCGATGGGGAGTTCGGATGAACTCGGCGATTGGTCGCTTGTAAACGAAGCGGGCGGTGTCATTATAGGAGAGCAAGCAGAGCAGTATGAGCGGATTGGCGTTTTGTTTGTGCAAGGCGGCCATTTGGCAAATGCCGACCAAGAAATCAGCATGGGGCAGCATTTTATCTTGCGCTGCAGTCTCTACCTAAACGGAGCAAGTAGTCCTACATACAAATACTCCCAACCCATCATTCGCGTGCCGGACGATTTCACGTTCATTTCCGTCAAGTACCGCTGCGACGAGGACGCGTTCGGTTTTCCGTTTGGATCCAACCCGGGCAAGTACGCAGTCATCAGCCTGCCGATTCGTATGCACTCGCCGCAGAACACGCAGGACGACAAGACCTACGAAAAGCGCGACGGCACCATCGTCACCCTCTATGCCAAGTACTACAAAGAGTGGGAGTGCGTGACGGAGTTCCTTTCCGAGGCCATGCATGACAAGATTGTGGCTGCGCTCGCCTGCGACGAGGTGTACTTTGACGGCAAGCGCGTAACAAAGTCGGACAAATACTCCGTCGATTGGGAGAACTACGACCTCGACTGCGACGGCGAAACCAAACTCGCCAAGGCGACGTTCAAGGTGCGCGAAAACATAACACATAGAAACTCAAACTTCTAACGATATGGACTTAACGAAGATTAGCGATGTAGTTGCAGCCATCACGGGCAACTATCCCAACAAGAAGGCGTGCATGGATTTGGCGCACGCGATTGCGGTTCATGCCAACGGCGAAACACCGGACGACAAGATTATGTCTCGCCGTCCATCGGAGCCGGAGGAAATAAAGACGTACCGCAAAACCATCTACGTGCCGAAAACCAAGCAGGCCGTTTCGAAGGTGATCCACTCCCTCGAGAAGATTCGCCGCGCGCAGGATTGGAGTATCAAGTACAACGACGAGGCCGTGCCGTCGCAGATTGCGGAGAATGAAACCCTGCAGAAGTATTGCGAGTTCAATTACCCGCAGCACACCTCGCTGACGAATTGGGTGTTCTCGGAACTGCTCAAGCGCTCGCTCATTGACGCGAACGGAATCGTGGCGGTTATCCTCGAGCAACTGCCAAAGAGCAAGAGCGAGTACTGCAAACCCGTGGCGCGCTTCTTTGGCTGCGAGCAGATAGTTGAGTTCGTCGAGGGCGAGTACGTTGTTTTGAAGAGCAAGGACACGACCACCTACTACACCAACGTGAAGGGCGGCGGTCGCCGTATCAACACCAACGGAGCCATTTACTACATCCTTACGCAGACCGAGTTCGTTAAGTATGAGCAGATTGGCGCAAACAAGTACGATCCAAAGCAAGTGTTCCAACACAACTGCGGCAGGCTCCCGGCATGGAAGGTGGGCGGTCTCTACCACTCCCGCGTGAACAACGACACCATCTACGAGAGCCGTTTGGCAGGCATGGTGCCCGACCTCGACGAGGCAGCACGCGAGTACAGCGACTTGCAGGCCGAGATTGTACAACACATCCACTCGGAGAAATATGCGTACACCACCACGGAGTGTAATCATTGTAAAGGCACCGGATTCGTTAAGGACAACGACGGCAAGCAGACCACCTGCCCGCACTGCAACGGAACGGGTCGCGTTCTCAACACCTCGCCTTATGGAATCCACCTTATTGACGCAGGCCGCGCCGGGGAGAACCAAGTGCCCGCACCGCCGATTGGCTACATCCAAAAGGACACCGCCATCGCCACCCTGCAAGACCAACGCGTGCGCAACCACATCAAGGACGCGCTTGCCGCAGTCAACATGGAGTTCCTTGCCGAAACACCTATCGACCAAAGCGGTGTAGCCAAGGCCTACGATGCAAACGAACTAAACAACTTTGTCAACTCCGTGGCCGAGGACTTGGTGCGCAACATGGATGACATCTACTACTTCACCAACGAGTACCGCTACGCGACGATTGTGCCGGACGCAGAGAAGCGCAAGGCCATGCTCCCGGCTGTGAACGTGCCGACCAAGTTTGACATCGCCAACACCACCATTCTTATGCAAGAACTGCAAGGCGCGCGCCAAGCGGAAGCCAACCCGGAAACCCTGCGTGTGTTGGAAACGAACTATGCCAAGGCGCAGTTCAATACCTCCCCGGAAGTGTCGGAGCGCTTGGAAGCCGTGTTTGACTTGGATCCACTCTTTGGCGTGAAAGAGGACAACAAGATGACCATGCTGCAGAACGGCGGTATCACCAAAACCGACTACATCATATCGTGCAATATCCACGCGTTCGTGCGCCGCGCCATCTTCGAGGACAAGGAGTTCACCTCCAAGGATTACGACCAAAAGATGAAGGTCCTCGAAAAGTACGCAGCCGAAAAGGACAAAGAGGCAGAGGAAACGGCCAAGGAAGATGCGCAGAAGAACGCGGACAAGGGGTTGCAGAACGACGATGACCACGGCGGCCTTGGAAAAGAACCAAAGAAAGACGAACCGAAAAAAGGTGAAGAATAATGGCTGACAAACTCAAAAAAGTAATCGACAAACTCGACGAAGCCGCCGATTCGTTTGACGGCATTGCCAACAAGGAGCAGAGAAAGATATTTGACGAGGTGGTCCTCCTTGCCAAAGACCTCGACACGGACATCTTCGGCCGCGTCAAGCAGTCTATTGGCAACCTCAAACGTCTCACGGCAATCAAGGCCAAACTTGCCGCGCTCTCCAAGGACAAGGAGTGGGTGGACGGCATCGCCGGGTTTGCACGATACTTTGGCGAGTTGCAGCGCCTGCAGAACGATTTCTATTCGGCCAACTTCCCGCAGCAGACCCTCTCTGCCCGCGCCAAGGAGAAGAACGACCTACTCCGGCAGATGGCGGTGCAGAACACGATGGAAGCGCTGATGGGCGACGGATTGAAAGCCAATGTCACGGACAAATTGAATGACATCCTATTGCGTGCGGTCACCACGGGTGCCAAGTTCGCAGACCTCCAAGAGGAACTGCGCGGCCACCTATTGGGTAAGGACGGCGGGCAGGGTGCTTTCGCGCGCTATGCCACCACCTACGCAACGACCGCGCTGTCGCAGTACACCGGGCAGCACAATAAACTCATGACGGACGACCTCGGCACCGAGTGGTTCATGTACACCGGAAGCAACAAGGAGACAACGCGCGAGTTTTGCGAACACCTCACGGCCAAGAAATACGTCCACAAGTCGGAGATTCCCGAAATCCTCAAAGGCAAGATTGACGGCTACCAATGCGCCATTTATGACAAGACCGGATTGCCATACGGAATGATTGCAGGCACCACCCCGGAGAACTTCCAATGCAACTGCGGTGGTTGGAACTGCCGCCACCAACTCGTCCCCGTGGCCGATGCCGTGGTGCCGGAGAATATTCGTAACAAGTACAAGCAGATTCGACCTATTCCTTATCCTAAAGAAGGTAAGGAAGGACTGAAATTGGGGCGCGCGCAGAAAAAGGAAGTATATCAACAAATCAATAACATACCACTTGCGGTTTTAAGTGATAAGCAGACGGACAATATAAAGAAGGCTGCTTCCTTGTTTGGCATTAAGTACGAAAAACCGATGAGTTTCATGGAAGCGGACGGAAACAAATCAAATCTCGACTACAACAAGGTGGAGAAAGCAGATGAAAACTGCGTAGAGTGCATAATTGTATATGAAATGCGTCGCCGTGGTCTTGACTTGACGGCAATGCCGTATGATGAGGAAAACGAGGAGATGAAGGAACTGCAATCGAATTTCGGTTCAATTTGGAGAAATGAAAAAGATAAGATTGCGCAAGTCACAAAGCACAAAGGCGGAACTTATGAAGAGATGAAAAGGAAAATGCTCAACCAATGCAAGGCTCCCGGCAGATATCATATTGGATTAAATTGGAGAGTAATGGAGGGTGATATAGAAAAAGAAAAGGGGCATGTGTTGGTGGCGGAAAGGCTCGAAGATGGAAGTTTTATATATCACGATCCGCAAGACGGGTCTTTCACAACGCCGGACGAATACAATGCTATCTATGGGATTGACTACTTGGAAAGCATAAAAGTTGACAAGTTAATAGTGGACGAGAAAAAACTAAAGGCTATTGCACGTCGCGCATAGCATATCGAAAAGCACGACCGCGTTCCTCGAAGTCAGTCACTATTTCGATTTTCTCACCATCCAACTTTACTATGTGTGGAAGACCGGAGTAGTGGCAATCGTAAGGGCGGTAGTAGTAAAAGTACTGCACACCGTCGTACTCGCCTGCAAATATCGCGCCCGCATAGCCTCGGCTCTTTATGTCCTCGAGGATAATATTTGGAATTTGATTGTCCATTTGTCAAAACAAAGAATTTGTCGCCGCAAAGATAATACTTTTTCATGAAACACGCAAGTAAAATGCAAAAAAAACGAAAAAAATGCAAAAAATTCGAATTTTTATTTGCGTATTCAAATTTTTATTACTAATTTTGCGAACTGAATAATAAAATTTAGCACTATGGCAAAGTTCATCAAAGTAACGCCGAAGGGCGAAAAGGAGTCGCGAATCGTACTCGCGACCCTCAAATCATTCTACCTCGCGCAAGGCGCGAAGATTGAAATTCCAACCGACGAGGAGGTGTGGGCAGCAGAGCCAAGTGAGCGCCCGAGAAACGCGGGTGTCCCGGCAGGCAACACCGCTGCGCAGGCCAAGGAGGTTGCAGAACTGAAACGTACCCTTGCAGAGGTGCGCAAGAACGCAGAGGCGACTATCGCCGAGCATGAAAGCACCATCAAGGAGCAAGCAGAGACCATTGCCGAACTCCGCGAGAAACTCGATGCGGCCAACTTGGCACTCGAGGAATCGGAGAACGTGATCGCTTCTCTGCAGGAGAAGTCCAAGGCCAAAAGGGTCAAGGGCGATGCGGCTGAATAAGCAACAATCATAAAATTTCAATATTATGACACTCGGAGATTTGCTCAACAAATTGGCCACCAAGATTGGTGTGCAAGAAGATCAAGACCTTGTCGACATCCTTTCCAACTCGGAACTCGCTAACCACGAAATTTCCGACGAACTCGGACAGCGATTTGACACGGGACTTATGTCGCTCGAAGGAGCGAAAAACAATCGTGATGTACTCAATCACCTCAAACCAATCATTCTCAAAAGCGCCGACGAGAAGTTCGCTGCTCTCGCAGAGAAATTCGGATTCGGTGACGAGATCCTCAACGAGAAATCCACGTATGCCAAGTTTGACATTTTGGAGCGCTCGTTGGCTGCGAAGATTGCAGAGTTGGAGCGAAAGGGTACACCATCCGGCGACTCGGAAAAGAAACTGACTCAACAAATCGAAGAATTGCACAAGCAGTTGGCCGAAGTTACTGCGCTCAAAGACAAAGAGATTGCAGACTACAAGGCTTCCGCTGCAAAGCAAGAACTCGACTTCTTGGTCAATTTCGAATTAAACGGCAAGCGCTATGCTAACCGCGAACTCGGTGACACGAACGTGGAAATTGCCCGCGCTCTCATCACCAAGGCGCTCAACGAGAGGGGCGCAGTCCTTGTTAACGAGGGCGGCAAACTGAAACTCAAGCAGTCCGGCAGTCCGGAATTGGACTACTACGACGAGAGCCACAAGGCGGTTTCCTTTAGCGACTTCACAAACCGACTGCTCGCTGATAAGCACTTGTTGGAGGTATCGAACGACACCGACGACATTGACGGCGGAGGCAGACGCGCCCCGCAGTACCGCCCACCCGTGGATGTGACTACGCAACCGAAGGTGGACACAAGCAGGGTAGATGCAGCCGTTGCTGCTTCACTTGCTGATTTGAAACAATAAAAAATCTTTACGATTATGCCTATTACATTAGTTGGGTTTGCGCAAGCCGTTGTGAAAAACATCGGTCTCATCAACAAAGAGAATGACCCGCAACTGAAACTCACTCCGACCGGATTCTTGCGACTGCTGTTGGAGAACAACGCAACCACCGAGATCAACAACATCGAGGCGCTGCGTAATGGTCAAACCCGCACCATCAAACTGCGCTATTTGCAGCGCGGCTTGGAGAGCGAAACCTCGCAAGTCGACGACTGCGAAACTCCGCTCGGAGTAACGTGGAAGGAGAGCGAGATTACCCATCCTCTCTACGAGAAGATTGGTATCTTCATTTCGGACGACGAGTTCCGTCAGTATGAGGAGGAAGCCATCCAAACCCTCTCCCTCGGCGATGCACAGCAGGCACCGCTCATGCGCGGTTTCTACGAAGTGCTGCTGACCAAACTTGTCGGCTTGATTAGCAAGATCGACACTGACCTTGTTGCTGCTCAAGCAACCAAGTGGGGCAAGAATGCTGCGTACGGCTTGTCGCAGTCCGCTCAAACGCTGTACCTCGGCAAGTCTGCCGACTTTAACAGCGGCTACGTAAAACTGCTCGAGGATGCACAACTGAACGAGGTGAACGAGGGTCTGCTCGTCTGCGGTAGTGGTCTTATCACCCGATATGACATCTACAACCGCTTGAAGACCAACCCGGATTCGCAGGGTATCAGTTCTCTGCCTCTCAACGCATACACCGACGTTCGCACCATCACCGGATGGGGTCAAAACCACTTCGGTGTGTTCGCCAAGGGTTGCGTTGGCTTCGTAGATTGGAACGCATTTGTTGGCTCGTTCGCAGGCGAGAAGGGCGGCAGTGTATTCTTCACCCTCCCGGTTCCGGTAGAGTTGGGTGGCGGCGTTTTGTCGTCCATCGTATTCGACTGCCAATTGAAGTACATCGACTGCCCGGAGTACGACGGCGAAGGCAAACTCACTCAACCTCGCGGTTGGAAGTTGATTGTCGGCAAGCACTTTGGCTTGTGGAATCAGCCTGCTGACGCATTCCAAAGTAGCGACCGCCTCAACGGCGTAACGGGTGCATTCCACTACATCGCTGCAGAGCAGGAGGAGATTCAATCCGTGGCTCCGGCTGCGGGAGCAGTTTTCCAAACTTGCTCAACGGAGTGTCCGGACGAGCCGGGTTCCGGTTCGGAAGCATAAGGAAGCAAAAACTGAACGGCTATGCTTGACGAATTGAAAGGATATATCGGATTGTTTAGCGGCGACACACCACCCGCCGAGAGTGGGTTGTATATCGACGCGCTGCCCGACATATTCACGCAGATACTCGAAGACATAGCACGTGGGGATGAGAAAACGGCTGACACTTGGGAGCGAATTGAAGAACGCGGTATTCTCAAATTCCGCACGCTCTTCATTGCGGAAGTCAACAAGTGCCACAAGATTTCGGATATAAGCAAGTGCGAGTGTCTTATCATAAGCAACAAGGAGGTGTTGGCCACGGCATTGTGGTACCTCCTTGGAGCCGAGGTAATGCTCACTCGCCGCGCTTCCTCCCGAATCAATGCGGCCACCATTGACCGAGGCAAATCGAAGGAACTGCGGAGTTATTTCGAGGACCAATTTGCCAAGGAACTCTCGACGGCCGTTGCGAGCATTGACATCCATGCTTCGGAGTGCTTCTTGGAAGAAGATCAGCCGGAGCCGAGACAATTGATAACTTTTGAAACACCAATCCTATGAACTACGAAAGCAATCTCCCGGAGGTGATGAACTCAATCGGACTGAAATTGTCCGCGTTGCAGGGTGACGCACTGACAAGATTGCAGGCGACTTCGCTTTTAGCGGTTCTCAAAGACCGCATACACGTACAAGGATTGGGAAGCGACGGCCAACCGATAGGAACCTACACCCCTGCGTATGTCAAGTATGCAAGGAAGAAGGCGGGCCGTGGCGCGGACAACAAAGTCATTATTTCTCTTACCCGGCAACTCGAAAGCGGATATGAGATTCGACCCATTGAGCATGGGCACGCAATCTGTCTCCGCACAAACGAGGACATGGAGAAGGCGCGGTGGTGCGAGGAAACGTACAAAAAGCCTATCTTTGCACCGACGGCCGAAGAGCGCGCAATGTTAATGGAAATAGCACGCGACTTTGTCGCTAAACACACAAGTTAGAATGGAAGCACACATCAAAGGAATAAATGACCGGATCCAATCCATCCTCGATGATTGGAGTGAAGGCGAGTTCGATTTGCAGGCCTACGGCATTGCAGAGGGAGTCGCCGTGTACGATCAAGACAGCGACAAAACATTTCCGGTGATGGTTCTTCCGTCCGGCGAGTGCTATGACGTGTATGGGGAGACTGACAAACACGCGGTTACGCTTTATCACCGCTTGAACGAGATAACGTTCCAAGAGGTCGATAGTATCGGAAGTCACAAGCAGTACCAAGAGGTGGACAGCCTCTCCCTGCTCGTTTTCGGCAAGCGCGCTATCATATCGCAGTACCAAATGGAGAAGATTGCACGCAAGGCGATTGCCTTTGATAACAGCCAAACCATCGAGCGCAGCGATTTCAATTCCCTGCAAGTCTTTGCTAACGAGTATGTTGGTGTGCGCTTTTTCCTCACACCTGATTACTTCCTTTTTAAGATCAACTATCGTATAACAAGCGCCTACGATGATAGGTGCGCAAATATTTAAGCATTATGAGTTTACAACGAATCACATGCCAAGAGGCAAGCGGTGAACAATTAGTTCACACGTGTGACCCTTGCGGTCGTGAGTTGGGTCGCGTTCGCGGTGTCGCTCTCGTTGATCCGTCCTACGACCTCGCATCGCTTATTCTGAAACTGAAGGCAGGCACATCGGAAGCGGCTACGCAGGCTGCAGCGCAGTTTGAGCAGGCCATTGCCGACGGCCACATTCACCTCATCAGCGAGACGAACGGCACCTTTGACGGCGGTTCACCTCAAACGGGTGACGGCTACGGCGACGAAGAGAACCGCCTGCTCGGCTACCTCTACACCCTCGCATTCAAGGATCCGTCCTATTCGGGCAACAAGGATTTCTACGAGCGCGTAGAGAACGAGCATTGGATTCCAATTTGGCGAACCGAGACCCTGCTGCACTTTGGTGACAAGCCTGCAGGCATTCAATCCATCGCTCCGGTAGAGGCAGATTTGACCTCGTCCGTTGCATGGAACGTGACCGCTACTTGGAAATCCAAGAATAAACCGGACATCGCTCCGCTCGAACCACTCAAAAAGTACTTTGAGGGTTGTTGGGCTATCGAGGACGCGTCCGGCTCCGGCAGTAACTAATCGGGCATGGGGTGTTGGGTCACCCCGTGTTCTCTAAATTGTCAAAACAATGAGTTTGCAAAGGATCATATGCGAAGAGGGGCAGGCCGTCCATACCATAGACGACTGCTACAAGGAGTTGGGCAGGGTGCGCGGAGTCATCCTCTTTGACGATTCCGTTGATGTGGACACCTTGATTGCTAAATTGGAATCGGAGGAAGCCGCCGACGCGGCCACGGCCAAGGCAATCATGGACGCGGGTATTGCGGCAGGCACTATCCACGTGGTTCCACAAACAACGGGTGAGTATGACGGCGGCACTCCGCACACAGCAGACGGCTACGAGGGCGACACGCGCGTTCTATGGCACGATTACAAGTTATCGTTCAAGGACCCCTCTTACAGCGCCAACAAAGCCTTCTATGAGGACGCGGAGCAACGTCAGCGCCGCATTGCATGGCGAACGGAAACGTTGCTGCACTTTGCGGACAAAAAAGCAAACCTAACGGCCACCGACCCGGTCGAGGACAACCTCTCGTCTACGGTTACGTGGAATGCCGAGGCGACATGGCGGTCGAAGAACAAGCACCACATTGTGAAGATTGGTGTGATGGCCGAGTACTTTGACATGGCAGCGGGTTCGGTTCCGTCCCCTATTGGCAAGTGCTACATCGGGCAGGCCGCGTCCGTCACCACGGAAGCGAACGTGGAATCGCTCGATTATGCATACAATCAAACGTCGCTCATTGGCAGCACCAAGACCATCAACCTTGGCAACACGGCCGAGTACGTGTGGTTCGCAATGCCGAAGGTGTCGGCGACGAGCATTTCCGTTTACAGCCAAGGCTTCGAGGTTCCGTTGCAGTCGAACTCCGGCACCATCGTTGGTCAGTACCGGGTGTGGCGAACCCTCAACCGGATAAAAGAAACGTTCCACTTTACATTTAGTGTGCTATGATAAATATTGCAGACAAATTTCACGCGGCCACCGAAGAGGGCGTTGTTGCTTCCGCAAAGGAGATAAAAGACTACCAACTCGGCAAAGACCAAGAAACTCTCAATCAAGAGTTCAATGCCTACATGAACACCCCGCCGGAGAAGGAGGTGGTGGGAGTGCTGACCGCAGCGGACGAGGCTCCGTCCTCGCCGTCGGCCGACGATTTGTATATCAACACCGACGAGAATAAACTCTACAAGTATTCCGGCAGCGCATGGGTTGAGGAAACCCCGATCGAGGACATCGTGTATGTCACCGCCGATACGTCGCACTTGTACCTTTGGAACGGCACCGAGTTCACCGACGTAACCGGGCAGATTGACGGAGATATAATCTATATTTCTAATCTTCCCGATCTCAACCCGTACACAAATCCAACATTCAAGACCGTCGCGTGGGTGCAGAACGGGAAAGTCGAGTACTACACGTTTGTAGTTGATATCACGGCAAACGACCTATCTCCGAAGCAACTATTGCAGAACAAGGACGGATATCGCTACCGCACCTATCGAACTGCAACAAGTTCGTGGAATATGTGGATTACCAAGGAGTATGCTTACAAGGTGAAGCAGACTGAATATGCCGACGGCGTGTCGGTACTCGCTCTATCGGCAAACTCGGTTGCTATTTTCAAAAACCGAACGCAAGAATTGACACTGAATATGTCCACATCGACCTCCGGCGAGGCATGCGAGTATCATTGCGTGATTGAAGCAGGGTCAACCGCGCCTACAATCAATTGGCCGCAGAATATTGAGTGGAACGGCGGATCAGAGCCAACCATTGTAGCGGGCAAAACCTATGAGGTGTCGATTATGAACGGCATCGCTCTTTATGTAGAAATTGAACCTCAAACACAATCGCAGTCATGACGCAGAGTTTTATCAAAAACGGACAAATCCAAACCTTCGACGTTAGAGGCGGCAAGGTAGTGGCGACAATCAAGATAGACGGCCGTTGGGTCTCCAATCCGTCGTATGAGGATTTTATTGCGGACGGTTGGCAGCCATACACCCCGCCTGCACCCGAACCATACCTTCCGACGAAGGAAGAGTTGGTGGAGAGCAAACTGCGCGAGCGATATAGTATCAATCAAGAGTTTGAGGTGAACCGCAAACGCGATACCGAACCGCAGGCTTTCGCGGCCTATTATGCCTATGTCGAGGAATGCATCGCATGGGCAGAGCAGCAGCCGCACCGAGTAATAACCGAAGAAGCAACAAGAGAATGAGCACACCATTGCTACATAGAAGACGGCTGATGATGTCACAAGTTGGAGGTTCAAAGCCCACACCACTTCCGAACGAGGTGTGGGTATGGCCTACCACGCAGACCCCCGATGTAAACATGGTGCAGAACGTAACCCTAATCGGTACGGGCGAAATAAACGGAATTAAGATTTGCAAGTATGACAACCCCGTTTTGACCGCAGGGCGTTTGATACTGACAACGGAGAAACTATATAGTATTATAGTATTCCCCGAAGGTTTTCAAGGACAAAACATTAATCAGTATTGGATATTCAATCAATACATTTCGCACCTATATCTTCCGTCAACCTTCCAATATATCGGGCAGAGGAACTTCAATATAGGCATTGGAGGTCGGCTTGATAATGTGTGGCTTGCATGGAATGAGCCGCCCACATACGCGCCTATCCAAACGGGCTACGACCGCGTAGTTACCTACCACGTCCGCGCAGGACTGAAAGCCGCGTATGTAGCCGCAGGGTGGCCGTCTACCAAGATACAAGAGGATTACGAATTTAATCCGTGGGCGAACATTACGCGCGGAGGGTTTGGCGTAGAGAATCCGAGTTCCGAAAATAACGATAGGTAATAACACTATGAAACCAAACGAATCAAATAGAGCATGGACATTGGTAGTTTCCTTTGTCGTTGTTGCTGTAATAGTCCTTATTAAGCGGCTGCTAAAATGGAAGTGAATAAATCGCATATTATCACCGCAGCGGTCAGTCTCGCTATTGGACTGATTGCAGGCCTGCTTCTCCGAGGCTGTGGCCACGACGAACCCGCCCCGGAGCCGATAGTGTTGTCGGACACAATCACCATCACCGACACGTTCCGGATTGCCGGGAAGACGAAGATTGAGTACAAGACTTTGTGGGATACATTGGTCGTCCGGGACACCGACACCATCGCCGTGACGATTCCCATCGAGCATAAGGAGTACCGCGACACGTTCGTCACCGATAGTA